AATTTGACCTATATCTGATCGTAATTTTCCTAAATCACCAGAAGGTGCTGCACCTCTTTTTCCTATTACATCATTTACAATTTGTAAGTTTTTTTGTGCTTGTGTTGCACTTTCTAGTGCGTTTAACGCAAAATCTCCAATTCTTGTTCCTGCTGTTGTTTTATTAACTAAATTTTGTGCTCTTTCTATATCTGAGTTTGCTTTTCCTAAAGCATTAAGAGAAATAGTAGCAGCCTCACCAGAAAATTGATCTACTCCAAATCTATCTAATGAGCTAAAAAAATCACCACCAGTAAGAACATCAGCATATGCTTGTTCACCAGCAGCCGTAGGATTAAAATTAGGTGAATTTGGATCAAACCTAGATAAATCATAATCACCAACCGGATCAATATCAAGAGTTTGTCTTCTTAACTCTTCTTCTAAATCATCATCGTCATCATTTGCATCGTCATTTTGATTGCCAATGCCCGGTGATATAACATCTTCAAATGATCCGCCGGGAAAACCACCTGCTCTTGCTCCTCCGGGTAAATCTTTATATCTGTCAAATACATTAGGTATAGCTGATGCTGGTGTCGTAAATCCTTGTTGTGATGTAAAATCTGTTTCTTCATAAGACTCTGCACCAGTTGGTGTTATTGGAAATACACCACGATCACCTCGTTTTACTTTTCTTTTACGTTGTGGCGTGATAGTTTCTAAACCAACACCTTCACCTAGTTTTATAAACCCTGCATTTGGACTATCTATGTATTCGACTGCCATTGTTATTTCCTGTTCATATCTCTATAATTACTCCGCAGCTTCAGCAATGTTCCCAGTAAAGCCAGCTTCCCCTGCAAGCGGTGTATTTCCGGTACCGATGTTTCCGCCACCAACGCCTGAGTCATCTGCTGGGTTTGCTCCAACAGGTACTCCTCCAGAGCCATCCATGCCTGTTCCTGCTCCATCAGTAGCCCCAGCTTGTGGAACGCCCCCTTGTGGTTGTTGTTGCTCATTTAAACCTCTCAATACATCTGCAAAAATTGCTGCTTCATTTACGTCATTTACTAACTCATTAGGATCTATGTCTTGTGATATAGCAAGCTCACGGATAAGATTAGGTATCTTAACAAATGGTGCAAGCATTGGATTAGAAACTGTTTGTAATAGTGTAACCAATCTTTGAGTACGAACTTCTTTTTGCATAACAGCAGAAGTTCCTCTTGGTTTGATTTCAAGATCACCAACAATCTCTGGATTGTCATCATTAAACTGCATATTCCATTGGAAATATGTTTCACCTAACGGCTTCAATAAATAATCGTCAATATTTTTAATTACAGATTTTATTGATAGGGTTGACGAACTCATCAACATAGATAATCCAGCAGCAGTACGACCTGTTCCGGTTACTCCGGTTTGTCCGTGCATGATACTTGGAATACCTGTTTCTTCATCAGCTAGTTGTCTAGCTTTATCATACATTTGTGCATTAGCTGGTGCAGTATTAGGGAAATTAATTGAGTTAATCGCTGTTCCTGTAACACCAGATTGTCTTCTAAATACTTTACCCGGATAGATGTCATAGTTTTGACCGGGAACCAACATTGCTTCATCAACGTCAAAAACCACATTGCCAGCGAGAGCAAGATTGTCTATCGCCATGCGAATGTGACCATTCATTAGTAATTGTGCATCTTCCATGTTCTCTGCAACACCTACACCAAATAATTGATATGGGTTGACTTCATAGGGAAACGCATGATACGGCATACGTTCTGGTGTAAACGGATTAACTACCAAACGTAATATTTTATTTCCTGAGATCCACGCATTTACCGAATACGAATCCATGTTCGACATATCTTCAAAAATTTCCAAACCAGCTTGCTGTGCCATTTTAGAATCCATAGTACCCCAATACTCCAAAACTTCAAAGCGAGAATCGGAGTAAATAGGATCGTTTTGATCCGATTGTAACTGTGCTTCAAAATACTTTTCTTCATAGTTAGGTCCATTTTCTAACAATTCATCAATTGTTCTGCGATTAAAATAGGGTTCATCTTGAAGTTTTCGTAGTTGATCTCTATTTAACTTGTGTCTTTGTATAACATACTCTGCTTCATCCATGCTAGTAGCATTAGGATCTGGATATAAGTTCCAACATGATACATGATCTACACTTGGTTTATCTTTATGAATAGGTGAGTATTCTTTTTCACCCATTTCATTTTTTCTCCATCTAGGTATAGTTTTATCTGTAGTAAATGGTCCTTTAATTATTCCTGTTCCTAACAGACAACACTCAAATAAAGCCTTGCGTAGTTTTTTTACTGCATCAGTATTAAGTAACTGATCGTGTATTATCTTTTCCATGTTAGCAGCCGCTAACGCAGCAGGTTTTATTTGTGGTTGACCCATCTTTGCTGGACCAGCTACAAGATTTTCACTTTCATACTCTTCGCCTAACCCTCTAACAATAGGGTTTTCTTGCATACTAGTTGCTTCCATTGCTCCCGGTAGTAATTCCATACCATCACCGGGAAAACCAAAAGGACTTTCTTGTTGTTGTTCTTCTGGTAATTTTAAATGAGCAAATTCAGGCATACCTTCAGGAGAAGGAGTTGACTCTACTACCAATGGAAATTTTTTATTGGCAAATAGTATATCACTAATTTGTCCGACTGCTGCTAATACTTTAACTTTGGTTATCTTCACAAATACTTTAGATTTTTCAGACTCTCTTAGTTTATCAGCATTAGCATGATCGGTTAATCCTCGATAATTTTTGTATGCTTTCAACCAGCGTTGTTCGTCAGAATATCTGCCGTCTTCCGCAACTTGAAATCTTTCACGAATATGTCCTACAAGACCACTACCTAGACTTTCATCTTCTAGGCGTACATCTATAGTTGTATCGCTATCTTTCTTACCTTTGGATTCTATATCAAGAAATGTCATAGAGACTAGTAGTCCTTTTCGTCAGCCATAGAAAAAAAGTTTGGAGATATAGTTGTTTTGGTTTGTTGTTTTGGTGCATCCATTGTTGAGGCAAATTTTTCAGCAGGAGCAGAAACCCATGATTCTACAGGAGCCTTTGCATCTTTTCCGTCAGGAACTTCGCTCATTCTTCCTTGTTCAGAAGCACTTGTTAAGTCTATCATAGTTTGTGGCATTGTTTTATTTCCTTGTGTTGTAAATTAAAATTAGTTGTTAGTACCGCACCCAAAAGATCACCTCCTTTGTTGTTAATACCCGAACACCATATCTCTTGGTTCGGGAGCACTATCTTTTATCCTATTAGACCATGTATTAAAGTTGGTGTTATTGAGTTGTCTTAACATACACATATATCTCAATGCGTCATAAGCATGGTCTTCAGATCTCGTATCAACGTCTTCACTATTAGTTCTCGATAGCGGTATTGCTGGTAAAGTTCGTATGATATTCGTACAGTTTTCAAATATCTTGAGTTTAGACTCACCACTATCTTCATTAAGTTGTAATCGTTTGTGTAATTCAAGTTTTCCACTTAGTCTATCTGAGTTAGAAGGCAACCATCGTATACCTTTTTCTATCATTGTCTGTGCTACCGATGGAGCACCTGCTATTCTATTCCAACAAGATTTATCTAATACCGAAGCATACATTGGAGGATCGTTAGCTTCTAATTCAAATATAGCATCTGCTAGTGCATCTGCTGTAAGTCTTTTTGCGTAGAGTTCTCTGTATATCCAAATATTACCATCATAATCAACAGCACCCCACAATACACAAGAAGGAGAGCTATACCCATAATCAGCAGCACGAAAACGAGGCCAGCCTCTAGGAAGTTCAAAGGGTTTACAAATATGTGTCGCCCTATTAAACTCAGCAAACGCAGCCCCTTCTGCAACATCCCAATCTCCTTCTAGTAATCTACGTCTTTCTACTTCTGGTAAAGACAACAACATCGCTTCATATTCACCAGAAGCCATGAGGTATGGATTATCTGTTAGTCTAGCAGGAATAAACTTTCTATGAAAAAGAGGTTTACCTGCTTTTGGGTGATTTGGTGGAAATACCAACGCATTTCCGCTTTCCATGTCTTTTGCAGCAAAGGGTGTGTTTGGTTTGATTGGATCAATAAACATTTTCTTAATCCACCAACCACCAACACCACCGGGGTTTGCTGATGCTCTCATGTATGTTTCAATCTTAGGATCGGTAGTTCTTAATCTAGATCGTAAGTAATCCCATACATAAGGTGTAGGATAATGTCCTAACTCATCTATTCCTATCCATGTAAACGCTTGACCTTGAAATCTTGTAGCATCTTGATCTTTGTCTACATAGGATAATAAAATGGTAGCTCCGCTTGGAAAGATCCAGAGATTCTTGCTCTCTTTAAAAACGGCTTTTGGAAATGCCTTTGGATATACTTTCTTAGATTGATCTATTAGTTCCGCTAATTCACCAAGAGTTCGCCGTAATAGTAAGGCTCGATGATTGGGATTATCTGCATATCGTAAGGGATCTACCAGAAGTGCATAGCTTTTGCCACCACCAGCTGCACCCCCATATAGCACTTCTTTCTCAGGGGCAGCCAAAAAATCTGTTTGCGGTCCTTCGTTGGGAGAAAAGATTAATTCATGCTGATCTTCAACGATTGCTTCCTGTACAGAAGCCGGGAGAGTAGTCATAAAATCGTTGCTTGCTACTCCACCTTCATTTAGTAATTCTACTGCCTTCTTTCGTGTAGAAACACGTTGTCTAGCTTTTTCTGATGCTTTCTGAGCCTTCTCTTTTTGTGTTTTTGCTGCTCTCTCCGCATCTCGGAGTGATTTTTCTGCTAGACGTTTTTTTCTAACTACACTACTTACGTTGTAGTTGCCTTTTTCTCCGTCTTGTAACTTCGGTCTAGCCATTAAGGAGTTACATCTACCATTGGCTTCTTACTAGGCAGTAAAACGATACCATGTTTGATTTCACCGCTAACATCTATCTGTTGTCGCTTGGTTATACCTATTCTATCTAACACATCTCCTGCTGCTCTATACCGCAGCTCTAAACGATTGGTTGGTATTTCGGCATCTACCTCAACATCCATTGTTTTAATGATGTTATCCGCTGCTTTTACAGCTGCACCACTAAGCATAACCTTTGTACGCTCTGCAATCTCTTCTTTTAACGATGCTAACACATCCTTACGGCTGTGCTGGCTGTATTTCGCTGTTTTCAAGGCTTCAGATATATTACCACCATTAGAAAACAACGCTGTTAGGAAGTTATCTTGCTTTTGAGTAAGATTTTTCTTGACTAAACCTTGAGATTGTGTCATAATATTCATATTTCTTTGGAAAATGATAGAAAAGTATCTCTTTTCCTCACTATGTACAATGTATCCCGACTTTTTGGTTGATGTAATTGGGGGGATATTGAGTGTGAAGATAATACTTCTCTAACCTATACTCCCATTATAGTGATATATTTACCATTTGTCAAGTAAAAAATGCAAAAAACCTAAAAAAAAATAAAAAAAAATTATTTTTACCTATTTGTACGATTTTACTTGACAAAACCGAATTTTACCTGTATAATAATATTAAGTATTGACGAAGGAAATACTATATACCCCCTACTTATATACATCAAGTACCTATTAAATACACCAACCTCCATTCTTTGGGGGTTTTTTTGTGGGTACACCTAAGAACACCAACCTTACAAATCCAAAAAATTAGAAAATTTAGAGCATCTGGTCATATCAATATACTAGTGGGTGGCGTGTCCCTAGCAGCTCCCCCCTAAACTTTTTTTATATATTTATTATTATTCTTACTTTATGACAATTTACTAGTATTTTAGATAGTATTTAAAATAACTCTCCGCCAACTCCCGCAAGTTTTA